ATAATATCCTCCGAAGAGGATACTCAGTTAAACCTTACTGATAATATACTTTTTAATTTCTTTAGATTTAGTAAAACCATTTTCGTCTTTTTCAAAACGAATAGTAGTAATATCTTTAATCATATTATATACTGGCTCAGGAAGCTCAACTTCTTTACCGAACTGAATATATGCTTGATATTCATTGATACCAATAGGTAAATCAACTTCTTGTTCATCACGTGATTCAACTACACAAGAAATACGTGGATAGTCTTTAATCATCTTTGGTTTAGCAACTTCCTCAGTTGCACCTTCTAACTTTTCTACATCTACTTTAGCTTTAGCCATTGTAATCCTTTAGACCTATGTTTTGTGCAAAGCACATTAATCCTCCCCGAAGGAAGGACTATCTACTTATCAAGCAAATGGAATAGCAGATGCTACATCATTTGTTACAGTAGTCTCTAAACGAACCATAAATAGTTCATTAAGGATTTTAGCACCACAGTACATTTTCCAACCAATAGAACCTTTTTGGTTAAGAGCATTCTCTACACCACCAGCAGTTAAAGGTTTGAAAATCATCTCAGTACCTTTTTTACCACGTACAGATACAGCAGCGTATGCTTTCTCAGCAAGTAATAATGAAAGATAAACATTAACACCACTTACAGCAACAACTTTAAGGTTAGTGTTTTCTACGAAACGAATTTCTCTCCAAGAACCAACTTCACCATCAAGGATGTCTTTAGAGTAAGCATATTGTTCAACTGGTATGAAACCACTAATAGCAACCAAGTCAGGGAATTGGTTAGGATGAACGATACATACATACGCATCACGAATCGGTTTAGTACCGATTTTAACACTACCATCAACAACTGATTTCATTTTCTTAGCTTTAGCATTTTTCAATTTAAGAACAGCAAGGTTAAGATTATCAGCAGTTAGTTTTTTACCACCACTTGCAACAGTAGCACGATCAGCAACACCTTCAGCATAAACTACGTTAGTACCAGCAGAAATAATATCACGAATAACAGTATCAGCAGTAAGAGCAGCTTGGTCAGCCAAGATGTCAGTGAACTGAGATTTAATGTTATCAACATCAAACATATCAATTTGGTCAGTATATGTAACATATCCACCATATTGAGCAACAGTATATTCAACTTTCTCACGAACTGGAGTTGATTCAGTAGGCAATACACCTTCTGTCAACGGAGTAGTTGCAGGGAGTAAGTTTTTGTAACGGAAAGCAAACATAGATTTAACACCAGAGTTTGCAGGAACGAAACGAGCATCAGCGAATTTATCAAACATAACAGTTTGATTAACACGCAACAAATGAAGAGGATCATATAATGAACTAAACGTAACTGCATTAGTAGCGTTACCACCAGTTCCTTGTGTAAAACTTCCATAACCAACAGACATAAATTATCCTTTTAATAATGATGCTTGTCTACGAATAGCATCCATCATCTCATCTTGTGAAAGACGTGGATCCCAAATATCAACTTCAGAAGAACCTGTATTTGAACCAACAGATGAAATAGCTGCTTTAGACTTAGACTCAGCAGAGGGATTAGATGGTTTAACATCAACTTGTGGCTGAACAGTCTCAGCCTGTGACGCAAACATTCTGTTTGCAACATTAATATAGTGCTGAAAGAAATCACCACCATATATAGAATGAAGCTTTGTAGCTTCAGGAAGCACAGCACTAGCAATACCATTAGAGACATCATCTCGCAAAGCACTCAATAAAGTTGCATCACTGACTATCTTTTCAGCAACTGTATTAGGCACATAGGTCAAAGCATCTTTTACTTTGCCAAGAAGCACATCATCTTGAGCAATCTCTTGAGCAACCAAATCAGCTTCACTATACTCACGAACCATAGTATTAGCATTTGGCTTATACTCAGTCTCCATATCAATATCATACATCGACTCAATATTACTTCTACGAGCCATCTCAGCTATGGCAGCTTTATTGCCAGCTTTATACTCAGCGAACAATCTTAGGTCATCCATAGATATATTATGCTCTGCAGCATAATCAGCTACTTTACGAACCTCAGCTAATTCTTGAGTCTTACGTGTATAATCAAGTCCTTTCTCCATAAGCTTTCTAGCTTCATCGACTTTCTTGATTTCTACAGTTAATCCTTTATTCTTTAAAGGAATTGCTCTTTCAAGTTCACCATCAGATAACCATTTGGCAACGTCAAATTCCTCGTCAGGTTTTGATTCGTTGTTATCCTCATTAGTTTCATTAGGATCAGCAATAGGAGTGTCTTCTTCAGCATTAGACTCTGGTTCTGTAGGTACAGATTCTCCATTGTCATCAGCATCTAAAGAATTGTTTTGTAACTTCTCAGCTTCTTGACGAATTGCATCAAGCAAATCATCTTCAGTCTCAAAGTTAAACTCTACATTGGATTCCGTTGTTGGTTGTTCCAAATTAAGTTCACTCATTCCCAATCTCCTTTATCAGCTTGAGCAGCCTCATTGATTGCTTCTTGGGCTTGAATACCACTTGTAATAATTCCATCAATATATTGTTTAAATATACCACGTGCAATAACTTGTTCAGTAGTTTTAACTCTACTTTCAATTGTATTGTTAACTAAATTCAAACCAAGAAAGATTAAATCCTCTTTCAAATAACCGTCTGTAAATAGCTTAACAAAATCCTCATTATTTAATAAACGAGACATAGCTTGCATATCAGACAACGCTTGTTGTTCATATTGCATTTCTTCTAACATTATAATCCTTGACCTATGATTTAATAATATCAGTTCGTGACACTAATATTACTTTAAATGAAATGATACCACAGTTTTACTTTTTTGGTTTAACTGGCTTCTTAGAACTGCAACCCATAAGTTCTCCTTCGTTTGGATTTATTATTTCTCTACACCTGTATCTTTAAGGAAGTCTTGAATAGCTCCATGCTTGAATTCAGCTTCTTTTAGATTATCTTGATTTGGAATACTTAATGTTTTCATATCAGTATGATCTACTTGAGACTCTTTAAGAGATGCTCCAGAATTAGCTTCATTTGCTTTACTTAATGCTAATTGAGCTTGTGCTTGTAACAATTGATTTTCTAATTGAAGTTTTTGCATTTCAAGTTGTTGCATTTGTTGTTGCATAGGATCAGGTTGTGGTTGATATTGTCTAATTTCTTCAGCAGCTTCATATTTACCTAAACCTTCAAAGAATTCAGCAACAAGCATGGGAACTACCATTGGCGGAATATTTCCTTGTAATTGTCCAGCTTGTTGTAGCAACATATTCAATTGGCTAATCTTTTGAGTATTCATAGCATCAACATTTACATTCATTTCAATACGAACTGAATCCAATAAATCAGCTTTGTTGATTTGCACAACTTCTCCAGCAATTTCTACTGCTTGGTCGTGATCAAGGAATGCAGCATTATAAGCAGCCCATTTACTAAATATATCTTTGAACATATCACTAATGACTTTAACGATAATCATCATATGTCGTTGAGCAGCACTCATAACCATATTAACACCACTAGCTGTACGTCCAATAGTAGCACTATCAATACCATCCATATTGTTACTAACACCAGCGTGCATATCAGAATCAGAGCTAATCATATCATACACTTGAAACGCAGCAGAAGGAATTTGATTATATGAACCATCAGTCATACCATTCAAATTATTAAGTTCAATATACTTCTCACCACGTGAAAGTTTACCTAAGTTCACATAGTCAATAGCACCTTTTTGGAAGAACTTCTGACCATTATTAGCCAAGCTCATATTGTCAATAAATCCACGCATAATAGCAGTATGAATTTGTTGATGATCACCAATAATATCAGCTAAACCATTACCCCATAAAGTAAACGGTTCAAAGTTAAACTGACAACTTACAAAAGGGATTGCGTTATCAGGGTAAGGATTCTCGTCAAGTCGTAAAATAATATCCGTACCTTTAACCCAAGCACATACAATCTGTTCATTTATTCCATCTCCATTAATATCATATTCTCCCCAATACTCAATAATACGAATCTTTTTACTTGCATTATCTGTAAATCGAAAGTTGTAATCTACACCTGATTGGTAGTTGTCCATAGCACGTTGTCCACCAAGTGCTGTTTCTGGATATGGAGAAGTACTTAATGATTCAAGTAGTGCAAGAGTAATTTCTTGATAGTCATATATATTGGATTCTTTCTTTATATCAGAGTAAGACTTTTCATATTCATAAGTAATGAATTTAGACTCTTTAAAGCTCTCTGCTGTTGGATCTGTAGTAATAGCTTCATTCTTACAAATCTTAGCTGTAGGCTTATTAGAAACACGTTTACGACTAACAAATGTAGCATCAACTGTACCATCATTATTTGGTTCTACTTTTTCAACACTTGAACTCATAGATTGCAACATAGCAAATTCTTCTTGAGTGATACCAGTTACACGTTTCTTTTTAACGTCCTCTTTGAAATCCCAACCAGTACGTACAAATACTGTACCTTCTTTAGGTAGGATTGTAGAGATAGAAGTAATAAACTCTAGCTTATCAAATTCATTGTTATACTGATAGTTTAAAATATCAGAAGTATATGATGCTTGATTTTCAGCACCAACAGTTGTTCCCTTACAACGAACCAAAGTATCGGTTGAAATGAATGGCTCAATAATTGATGGAGACATCTTTTTAATAGCCTTCTTTACATCCTTAACAACAATAGAACTTCTACCCTTAACTTCGTTTCCGTAAGGTTGTCCGTTATATGCTTTTAACCATTTCTGAATATTACTATCTACTCTATTCTTAGAAGATAGACTTGCTTTATAATTAGACTGTAAGTCTTTTAAAATACCATTATCGTTTTGCATTAATTACTCCTATGCGCTGTGAAATTATACCCTAAGTATTCTGTACAAGAAAATTCTCTGTGATTTTGCCACCTTCATTGGTTTGCATTAGATAATCCATTTTATATAAAGCATCAATCTCATCTATCATATCCATAGCTATATATATGCTTTCTACTCCATCTTGTTTCTTTGCTTGGTCATCTGTAACTGATGGTAAATCCTTATATGGATTAAAGAACTTTTGGTATAACTCCAATCCAGTTTCAAGGTTCTTTAGTCCTCCACTAACATCATTTAGTGTTATTGAGCTAAGTCCTTGAGAAGTAGTAAACTTATCTGCAGTAGAACTCCAGAAGTCTGTAGTAAAAAAAGATTGAACCTTGTTAACCATACCCATAGCTTGGTTACCAATAACATCAACTAGATATTGTGAAACTGTATATTTTGCTTCAGACTCAACATACACTTTCATTAATTCTTCAGATGATACAACACCACTTTCATACGCAGCTATTGTAGCATCTGTTGCTGCTTGAGTAGCATATTGTTTGAATGATTGCTGTATTGCATCATATCCACCTAGTATTGCTCCAGCTATTCCAGTCACTGTTGCAAACTGACCTATTATCTTAACCATATCTGTTGCAGATGGAGCTATCCTAGCATATACCAACATACCCATAGTAAAATAAGCACTTCCATACAACATAGCCAAACCAACAGAAGTTAGTGACATTCCTTCTTTTGTACCAGCTCCAGCAGTCTTAATCATTAAATATGTTCCACCAATAATTATTAAAATACCAAGAGCTTTTTGATACCACTTTGTTTTCTTCTTGTCGTATCCTGTTTCCATTATATTTCCAAGAATAGAAACAAATTCAGATTTTTTCATATTTGCTACAGCATCAACTCTCAATCTACCAGCATAGGTTAATCCTTCAATTTCACCAGGAACATTCATAGCTATTACAGCTTGTTTTAGTGTCGTATCTGATACTTGATTTGAACGAGCATATACATTACCGTTTTTCAATCCAAGACTAGAACTGATAGCATCCATAAGTTTCTTTATTTCAATAGTCAAGTAAGATGATGTAGTACAGGTTGCTACCTTTTGGTATTTAACTTTAAATGACAACTCATAAGTTAAACTGCCATCACTCATAACTGTTGTAGAGACTATTGAATCATATACACTCCCAATCTGACTAAACACGCTACCATTGTCAAGTAAAGCAAGAGTAGCCAAAATAGAAGTTGTGTCCTCATTATATTCAACCCTTGTAGCTGGAGTAATTTTAGCATTAGCCAATGTAGAAGTCCAAGTATATGGAACTGATGAGCTATATTGTGTACCTATTGAACCAATGTAATTGTTAGCAAAGTATTTCTGTGGGTTAGAAAATAATTCAGCTACAATAGCTTCAGTATCTACTATTGGATCACTACCGCTTGTATCCCAATGCGAATCTACTATACGTCTAGTTTCTCCACCATAATGGATAAATAGTTCTACAGTATCTCCAACACTAAAAGTACCATTTATCTTTTGTGCAATCTCTGGAAGAAGCTGTGGAACATAAGCAACCTTACCAGTATTTAATTGAAAGTAAACAGCATTAACCTGAGAGAAATCGTGTGCTTGTAGTTTTGCCAACGATTGGTTAAATTTACCCATAAACCTAAGAAATGGTTTATCTGTACGTACTGAACCTTGATACCAATATAATTTCTCATTATAGACTTCAATGCCATTAACGGTAGATTTACCCCATACATTGTCAAACAATCTGTATAGGGCTAATCTTCCTTGTTGCTTTGCTCTAGATGGAGAAAGTGAATCTCTGTAAATAAAGCTCATTGGTTACTTACGGAGTATTGGTATTTAGGTAGTCAATAGCATTTCTCCAGCGAGTAATATCAGCATCAGCTGGTGCTACCTCAGCACTTAACATTTGTCCTATCATTTGGCTCATTGCATTAGCAGAATGATTACGCTTAGAATCCTCAAAGCTCTTAACTTGCCGTAAAGCAAATGACTCTTGTGCTTTAGTATAACCAGCGCTATCTCCACTTGTTCCTTTAACCTCACCATCTGCAGTAGTAGCCAATGTAACAACACCTGACTTGCGATAAGCATCAGCCAATGTAGAATACTTTTGAGCATTAACAGCATTGATTTGGCTAAACTTAGTACCTTCTTCGTGTAGGCTTAATGGAGTATATCCATTGCTTTCATAAGTTAAAACTCTACCATTATCTCTCATACTTGCAGACAATGTAGCAG